TGCTCAAGACGTTACAGCAGACTTTGAGTTTAATTTAAGTTTTATCTACACTACTGGATCAATTACTTTAGGGTTCAACCCGTTGACTCAATTATCAGTAAACTATCAACAGACCTGGCAAGGTTCATAAACGTTCGTATTCTAAATATCCTAGCATATATACTGTGCTAGGATATTTTTATGGATAAAAATCTTGAATCAATAATTGAACTATCGGACAAAATGTTGTCCTTTAGGACTCAACGTCTTTACATAAAAGAAAAATTTGAAGCTGACACAGTATTTGGTTATAGTAGCGGAATATTTAAAATTGATCAGTCTTTTATTTCTTATGTTAAAGTTATGATTGAGTTAGGAAAAAAGTCCAATACAGTTGTACTTGACATAAATTCAAATCCAATAATGATAGAAAATTTAGATAATTTTCTTGTAGAAATTATTGACAGATACGTTAGTGCGTTAAATCGATATCACGCAGAGTATCAAGAACTTAAATCGACAAAACCCGGTTCTTGGAAAATTTCACGTAAAGTATGAACGCTGGAGCATTGATATTTGCCCATAATTCAGAGACATTAAATTATTTAAAGATGTCTTTAATAGCCGCTGGGCTTGTTAAAAAAAATTTAAATGTACCAGTTTGTTTAGTTACTGATCAATACAGCATTGATCAAACAGACATTAATATCAACAAATACGTTGATTATGTAAAACTAATCCCTAGGCCAGAGGTCAATAATTACAGAAATTTAAATAATCAACGTTGCCAATTTATTAACGGCAACAGATTTTCTGCTTGGAAACTAACTCCATTTGAGCGTACACTGGTAATAGATTCTGACTTGTTAGTGTTGTCTGATAGTTTAGCTCAGCATTGGGAGTCGGATGATTTTGTAATGTGCGGTAGAATGAACGATATTACTGGAACCAAATTAGACAACGACGATTTAAGAGTATCTGATCACAGTATACAATTACGTTGGGCTACGGCAATAATGTTTACAAAAAATAGCTATACTGAAAAAATATTTGATCTTGTAGAATACGTAAAACAAGAATATAGATATTTTTCAGATTTATATGAATTTGATCCTAGAAATTTCCGTAATGACATTGCCTTTTCAATTGCCAATCATATAATAAACGGATTTAAAGAAGTTGATACACATTTGCCCTCGCCGCTGTTTTTTACAGACACTGACACTATATTGTCTGTTGATGACAATCAAATATTAATTCAAGCAGTTACTAATTCAAAAAATATTATAATTCCAGTATCCGGATACGATGTACATTTTTTAAACAAAAAAAATATTTTAGAAAATTATCAAAGTTTATGGGAGTTAGCATGTTTGGATACTTAATTGTAGTTTCAAACAATGCTGATAAAAATTATGGAGCTATGGCCTCTTTGTTAGCAATGTCTATTAAACATACTCAACCGTCAGGGTATGATAATGTTGCGTTGGTCACTGACAGCGAAGAACAATTAAAAATTTTTAGAAATTTACCTTACTTTGACAGAGTTATATATTGGGATCAAAAAAAACATTGGGATGGCCGCAGTTGGATGGATAAATTAAGTCCTTGGGCTGAAACTATCTGTCTCGATGCTGATATGATTTTTACAAGAGATTACAGTCACTGGGTAGACTATTTTATAAAAAATTGTGAGCTGTACATATCGCCAACTGCGTATACGTTTAGGGGTGATCCAGTAACTTCTACGTATTACAGAGAAACATTTGTAAAAAATAATATCCCTAGTGTATATTCAGCATACACTTATTTTAACAAAACCAGTGAATTGGCTAGAGATTTTTTTAATTTACAAAGAATGATAATTGAAAATCCTTTAGAATTTAAAAACAACTATTTTGATAAATCACCTCCGGAAGTAATAGGAACTGATGAAGCATTTGGACTAGCAGTTAAAATTTTAGATATTGAGGATCAAGTGGCTTATAAAATGTCATTTCCTAGATTTGTTCATATGAAACCGTTGGCACAAGATTTTCATATACCTATTTCTCGTACAGGTTTAGATTTAGGATACTATTTTAAGAAAAACAACAAATTAAAAATTGGACAATTTTCTCAAACAGATATTGTTCATTATGCCGACAAAGACATTGATCTTGAAAACATGATTAAAAATTATCAACAAATGATGATTCAAGGATTAAAAATCAATGGATGATCTTTATAAAATATGGGTTGAAAAGACCACAGGGTCTGTGATCATGTATACTAACAGCGAGTTACCTGAATTAGATAGTTCGGTGTACGTCAGTTATACTGTGCCTGATCAATTTTCCAATATTTTTGATAAGGTTAAAACAGGTGAATTATCACTTGGTAGATTAAAAGTAAACGTAGAAAGCAAAGATTTTAAAATTTTTAACTTAGATGATTTATCATCTGATGATCCTGAGTACGGTAAATGGTTCATGTTAACAGGATATAGAAAAAATCCTCCGGCATACGCAGATGTAGTTTTAAAAATTTTTAGTAAACAATTTAAACCGTATCTGTCGATTAAATTTGTTGGTGATCCAGAATTATTAAAAGACCCAAAAAGACATAATTTAGATTTCTATGTTACTGCGTTAAATGATATAAATTGTTTGTATGAAGCATTTCATTCCAACTTTGATCAATTGGACAAAAACTATGAAATAGTATATCCTATTGAACGTGTAGATCCTGATAATTTATTTCAGAATAATTTTAGCATCTACTACAGAAAAATTTTCAAAACAGTGTATTACATAATAGAATGAAAACAGCAAACTTAGATTTAATTTTTATCAGTTATGATGAGCCAAACGCAGATATTAATTTTGCTGATTTGGAAAATAAAGCTCCTTGGGCTAAACGTATACACGGTGTAAAAGGCAGTGATAACGCCCACAAAGCAGCAGCTGAATTATCGTCAACTGAATGGTTCATCACTGTGGACGGCGATAATAAAGTTGATCCTAAATTTTTTAATATTGAAATAGAAAAACTTCCAGGCATTAACGTTTATAGTTGGTGTGGAAAAAATTCAATCAATGGGTTAAGATACGGCAACGGTGGATTAAAAATTTGGAATAAACAATTTGTTTTAGATATGAAAACCCACGAAGCTGCTGATAGTGAAAACGCACAGGTTGATTTTTGTTGGGAAACAGGGTACATGAATTTTCCAACGGTGTTTAGCGAAACAATAATCAACACTAATCCTTTTCAAGCATGGAGAGCAGGATTCCGTGAAGGTGTTAAGATGCTACTTAAAGATGGAGTTAAAATAGAAAAGTCTAAGATAAAAACAGATATCTATTGGCACAATCTACATCGTCTACGTATGTGGAGTTGTGTTGGCGCACACGTTCCTAACGGAAATTACGCAGTATTGGGAGCTAGAATGGGCAGTTGGATGACCTATTGTACAGATTGGAATTATGTTGATGTTAGAGATTTTGATGTTCTTAAAAATATCTACGATGCTAATGTCAAACACGATCAAATAGAAAAAGATATACAAGAATTATCAGTTACATTAAGAAACGAACTTGGATTAAATTGGGCTAACTTTGATTCTAAACAAAGCGAATATATTTGTGAAATGTATGAAGAATCTATAGCATTAGGTCAAACGTATTATAACAAGGCACCGATATGGAAAAGTTTTTCTTAAGTTACGACGATCCTAACTTAGTAGAAAATTTATCTAAGGCTAGATTATTCATGCCGGATATTATTCAAGTAAACACAAAAGAATCTATAGCAGCTAGTCATCAGGTCTGCGGAAAACAATCTCTAACTAGTCAATTTATGGTTGTAGATGCTGACGCATATTTGTTAGACAATTTTAATTTGGTAGAAATTTATAATATATGTAAAGATCCAAATTGGGTTTATATTTTTTCTGCGATTAATCCAATTAATGATCTTGAATACGGCCATGGCGGAATAAAAATTTTTCAACGTAAATTTTTTGAAAATACAAACGTAGTAGATTTTTCTACAAGTTTTTTAGGAAAAATACGTACCGTAAAAAAGACTTTAAATATTCATCGTTTTAACACAGATCCGTTTCATGCTTGGAGAACAGCATTTAGGGAATGTGTTAAGTTAAGTTCGTCAACAATTGTTAATGGCAACAGTATAGATAATGAATATAGATTAACAACTTGGTGCGAAAAATTTAACAATGTCGAAAACGCAGAATATGTAAAAATTGGCGCACTACACGGTAGAGACTACGGAAACAACAATAAAAATCGTCCTGAAGAAATACAAAAAATAAATGACTTTACATGGTTAAAAAAATCTTATGAACAAGTGGTACAACGATAGACTTGATTACAAGCAGGACTTAGATAAAATAGGTCACGGATTCTGTACGGCTAAATGGTCGCAGGTCACAGTTCATCTTGGCACTGGCCATAATCATAGTTGTCACCATCCTAGAACACATTTTATTCCTATACATGAAATTGTAGAAAATCCTAGTGCTTTACACAATACTACATTTAAAAAGAATATTCGAAAACAGATGCTTAATGGTGAGCGTCCAACTGAATGCGATTATTGTTGGAAAGTAGAAGATGCTGGCGAACCGCTCAGTGATAGGATTTTAAAAAGTTATGAACCATGGAGTCGTGATTATTTTGACCGGTTTATAAAAGCTGGAGCAGACGGTAATGTTGATCCAACATATTTAGAAGTTAGTTTTTCAAATGTTTGTAATTTTAAATGTAGTTATTGCTCCCCCGACGTTAGCAGTCAGTGGATGGAAGAAATTAAACAACATGGTCCATATCCTACCTCTATACGTTATAACAATATAGATTGGATTGAACAACAAGATAAAATGCCTATTCCTGAGCGTGAGTATAATCCTTACGTAGAAGCGTTTTGGAAATGGTGGCCAGATTTGTATAAAAATTTACATACATTTCGAATTACTGGCGGTGAGCCATTATTAAGCAAACACACTTTTCGAGTGTTAGATTATATAATTGAAAACCCTAACAAAAATTTAGAACTTGGAATAAACAGTAATTTTTGTGTACCTGATGATTTGTTTGAAAAATTTTTATCTAAATTAGAAATTATTCAAAAAAAGCGTCTAGTAAAACATTTGATAATTTATACTAGTTGTGAAGCTGCTGGCGCTAAGGCAGAGTATGTTCGCCACGGACTTAACTATGCCAAATGGTTTTCAAATTGTAATTTGTTTTTAGAAAGAGTTCCATACGCTAAGTTAGGTATTATGAGCACATATAACGCTCTATCAGTCACTAGTTATACTGATTTTTTAAAAGACATGTGGTTGTTAAATTATACA